TGCGAGGGCGACTTAAGGGCTCTGCCCTTAAGAATCCCGCAGCCTTAGAAAGGCTGGCGAACTTTTTAGTTTCTGGTGCGGGTCTATGGTTCGGTGCACTTGAAATGTGCCAAGTGAGAACCGCCAAAGAAAACCTGCAAAGACTATTCCCCCTATCAAATCCTATAACTAAAGTACCAACCGCAGGCACTAAACTATATCCCCCCACATAAGTAAGGCGCTGCGTCAGCCGCCGTAATGCGAAAAAACAGGGCGGACGCCGCCCCCAAAGGAGGTGATTTTTATTGTTGACCCTTTCTATATCAAAAAAGCCGATCTCGTTCTCAGCAAACGCTCCGCTCTCTGCTCCGCTATCTCCGTTTTCTCCGATTTCCTCCTGAGATCCGATCCCTCAGACATTCTCTATCCCGAAATATCCAAGCGAAAGCTTATGACCGAAAACTTTGTCCGCCTTATAGACAATGCCCTCGATCATGTCTCCCCCTATCTCCGTGAACTGCTGACACAATTCTATGTCTCAGGCATGTCGATCGGCAGGATATGCGAACTCCATCGCTGGGACAGCACAAATTCATATTACTATCAGCGGAACAAAGCCCTCACCGAATTCGCATTATGCTTGTTCGGCGCAGAAGCCTGTTCACAGTCAAAAGGAGGCGGAAATGGAACAGGACGAAAATAACATAATCGACATTCTGCTTGAAAAAGCAAGGATCGCCGCCGAATCGCTCGATATCTACCCCGTTTCCGAAAAAACACGCGTCAAATCCGTATCGGGCAAGACCGATGACCGCGAGGAGACGGTAGTTGAAACGGAAGTGCTGAAAAGTCAGCGGCTGGAAGGCTGTATTGATGTCTCACGGCTGAAGCAGATATCTTCTTCAGTCAAGGAGCTGAACGATGCACGCCGCCGCAATGACACCGACAGCGGAAAGCTTGACGAGCTTATCGGTGCGCTTTTTCCAAATGAAAGGAGTGATGAAAAATGAGCATAGTTACAGACGCAAGACGTGCTTTCGGAAATGCCGTTCCCTATCTTGATGAGGAATATTCACGCATTTCCGCGGCTGTGAGGATATACAGGGGCGATGCTCCGTGGCTCAGAGTCAAAAAGAGCGGTCTGCATTCCGTCGGGGACAGAAAGATGCTCTCCGTAAATGCCGCAAAAGCCGCCGCTGACCAGTTCACGGCACTGACCCTCTGCGAGGGTGCGGATTTTTACCTGAGCGATCCCGAATATTCGGAATTTCTCGGACGCTCTCTCGATGAAAGCGGATTTTTCGCCGCTCTCCCCGACTTTTTCTCAAAGGCATTCATGCTGGGCGGCGGTGCTGTAAAGGTCTCCCCGTCCGATGGATATGCCGAGCTTGAGATGTGTTCTGCGGATAATTTTCTTCCGCTCTCGTGGAACGGCAGAGGCGTTGGCGAGGCTGTATTCCGAAGCAGATTTGCCGCTGACGGCATGTTCTACACGCTTCTCGAACGCCGTGGATTTTCGGGCGGTTCGCCGTCTGCGGAATACCACCTGTTCAGGAGCAGAAACAGATGGACATCTGGCGGCGAATGCGATGTTTCCGAGATAGAGGGCATTCCCGAGGAGATGCGTTTCGAGGGTGCGGACAGGCAGATGTTCGCTTATTTCCGTCCGTCGGTATCGGGAATTGAGGACGGTTCGCCGATTGGCAGGGGAATTCTCGACTTTTCTGCGGACACTCTCCATGCTCTTGATATCGCATTTGACAGCATGGCGAGAGAATTTGTCCTCGGCAAAAAGAGGATAATCGTCCCCTACTCATGCATACGCACGGTGACCGATCCCGAAACGGGAAATACGAAGCGATATTTTGATGCCGATGATGAAGCGTTCATCGCGCTGAAAAACGAGGATAACCGTGACCTGAACATCACTGACAACACCTCGGAGCTGCGCATTGACGAACACGTTTCCGCAATCAAGGCACTGCTGAACATTCTATGTTTCCAGCTCGGGATAAGCTCCGAAGCTCTCGCATTCGACAGCATAAGGGGCATGAAAACCATCAAGACCGCGACTGAGGTAATATCCCAGGACGCAAAGACGGCACGAACCGTAAGCCTTAACCGTCAGCTGGCGGCAGGCTTTTTCACGGACATGATACGCTCCGTCATCTCGATGGGAATTTGCATGGGCTGTCTCGAAAAGCGCCCGTACACCGTAAAGATCGGCTGGAAGGACGGCGTCATCACTGACGACGGAACTGTTATCAGCGACAATATCCGCCTTGTGGAAGCGGGACTGCGTTCCCGTGAACATGCTGTCATGGAGATAAACAAGTGCGACATCACAGCAGCAAGAGCCGAGCTTGCGGATATCACATAAGAAAGGAGGAACGGCTGTGGAAGATGAAAACGAGGTTGTCACAGAGGAAAATATCCCCGAAGAAAATGCTCGCGAAACATCTCACGAAGATGAAAGCTCCGCTGAAGTTGAGGCATTGAAGCGAAAGGTGATATGTCTCGAAAACGGAATACTGCCCGAATATGCGGACGATCTTTCGGCGATAGCGGCAAATCTCATGGAGAAAAACGGCACGGATTTTGCGGCGGCTGTAAAGGCTGCGGCGGACAGATATCCCGTATTCAGGGGCAGGAAAAGCGAAGTTGTCATAAAAACGGGACGGCGCTTCGGAAATGGCGGTGCGCCGCAGGACATAGGCGACATTATCCGAGAAGAACAGGCAAAAAGGAAAAGATAATTTTATGGAGGTAAAATTTTATGGCATATTTAAAAGATGAACTGAGCGGCTTTATTCCCGAGGAGATCTCGGCTGACATCATCAGAAAGGTGACAAGAGGTTCAAGCATCATGCGCCTTTCAAGGATCGAAAGCATGAAGTCGGACAAGAAGAAGATCCCCGTGCTGACAAGCGGCGCGGGCGCATACTGGGTATCCGAGGGCGAAAGGATCAAGACATCGGGCGCGGCATGGATCCACCCTGAGATCACGGCGAAGAAGCTTGCGGTCATTGTCCCCGTGACAAAGGAGAAGCTTGAAGACGCGAGCATTGACGTATTCAGCGAGCTTTCCGAGAATATCGCCGAAGCATTTTACACTGCTATTGATGCGGCTGCTATCTTCGGCAAGGACTCACCGTTCTCCACATCGCTGATCGCATCTGTCGGCACTGCGGGATCTGCCGTCACCGAAACAGGTTCGCTTGACAAGGACATTTCCGATATGCTTGCAAAGGTCGAAGAAGCGGGATATGATCCCGACGGCATCGCTGCGGGCATCGGCGTGAAGAATTCTCTCCGCCGCCTGAGAGATGCAAACGGCGCGCCTATCTATCTTGAAGGCACGGACAGCCGTGAGATCTATTCACAGCCTGTTGAATTCGTCCGCAACGGCGCATGGGACAAGTCCAAGGCTGTGGCTGTCACGGGTGAATGGAAGTATTCCGTTGTCGGAATCAGAAGCGGAATTGAGTTTGAGATACTCAAGGAAGCTACTCTTCAGGGTACTGTTGACAGCGACGGCAAGCCTGTTTCTCTCGCAGAGCAGGATATGATCGCTGTCAAGGCGACTATGCGCATCGGCTATCTTGTTGTCAAGGACGACGCATTTGCTGCGGTCGTTCCCGAGACCGAATCCACGGAAGATCCCGATGAAAGCTCGGACGCAGGTTCGGACACAGGCACTGAAGCGGGATCTGACACAGGATCTCAGACCGAATAAGGAGGAAAAATGGAAGCATTTGCAAGCAGCAAATTTTATCTCGATGAATACGGCGGAACTCTGATCTCCGAGGACAAGCTGCCTGCAAGGCTCACCGAAGCGTCCCTGATGTGCGATAATTTCTGCATGTCGGGGATATCGGAGGGCGGAGGTATCTCTGCCCTTTCCGAGCATTCGGCGGAGCTTGTAAGGCGTGCGGTCTGCGTTCAGGCGGATCACATTGAAGCAAACGGCGGTCTTGGCGGCATAAGCGGGACATCTGCCGACAGCGTAAAGCTCGGCGATTTCTCCTATTCATCATCGTCGGGGACATCGGGCGGACTGATGTGCGCCGCAGCGGTGTCATTCCTCGAATCGGCGGGACTTTGTTACAGGGGGGCATCAATATGAAGATCAACCCTATCCCAAGCGAAATGCTGACGGAAACCGCCGTGCTTATGACTGAGATATCCCGTGATGAATGGGGCAAGGCGAAGTATGGCAAAACGGAGCTGAAAAACATAGCGATACGCCCCGCGGCAGCAAATTCCGAGAATTCGTCCTCGCAGACGGAGCTTTTTTCAGGAACGCTCTACTTTGACGCCGCACACAGCCTGCCTTCGGGGACGGAATTTATCCCGTCAAAACAGCTTGTCGTCTACGGCGGCAGGACATACCGAGTGATGTCGGCGGAAAAATTCACGGCATTCGGCAAATTGCATCACACGAAAGTGAGGCTGGGAAAACCATGACGGTCACGGAACAGATAATAACCTCGGCGGCGAAGCTGATCGGCGGGGAGACCTCGGGCAGAGCATATCCCGAGCGGCTTTCGCTGAAGCTTTCGGGGCATGAGATACTTGAAGATTTTTTTGATAACGGACAGCTTTTCAGGGAGACCGTCACAGTGATGACAGCCGCATCAGAGGACGCGGGAACTGCGTACCGAACCTTATGCGGAAGCCTTGAAAAGCTGGAAAACTCGCTCCCGCTGATCTCATGCGAGGGCGGCAAAGTGTGTTCCGTCCGCTGTGAAGCACCTGCTGACGGCGGCTACACAGCAGACGGCGAACGCATATTCAAAGCTGATGCCATTATCATCGGCATGATCTGCGGAGGTGATAAAAACGGATAATTTCGGAACGGTCACGAAGATAGAGATATACATATCCGAGAGCGAGACAGCGGAGCTTTCCGCGGGATTTTCGGCATCTGACGGGAAATTGTCGGAGAGCGTCAGACGGCTTAATTTCCTGGGGAGCGGCGGGAGAACGGAGAGCTTTGTGACAGCATGTGAACCGTCAGTGACGCTGTACGGGCGGAGGATATACGGGGACAAAGCGCAGGACTATCTTTTTGCGGGGAGCAGGATATTCGGCTGCGGGTCATGCAGGATAGTGAAGCTGAGACTGACGTACAAGAGTGGGGAGACGGAGACGGTGGGAGCGGTGGTATTGGTGTATAAGTTTGAGAGGGAAAACGGCAAACCGGAGAGGATATCAGTAACGATAGCGATAAAAAAAGAAACAGAATAAAGTTCCAAAAGAACCACAGCACCACCAAACCCGCACCAGAAGCTAAAAAGTTCGCCAGCCTTTCTAAGGCTGCGGGATTCTTAAGGGCAGAGTCCTTAAGTCGCCCTCGCAAGGGCGAAA